GGTGATCTTCCCGACAATTCAAGAAGACACAGGCCGCGACAAGTCTTATTGGCCACACGGTATGGCGAAGGAGGGGGCTTTTCACATGATCGGCGGGCATCCGGAGCCCGGCGAGCCTGTATTGGTGTGTGAAGGTTACGCGACGGGCGCAAGCCTGCACATGGCGACCTCTGAGGCCGTAGCCATTGCCTTCGACGCTGGCAACCTGATGGCGGTCGCCAAGCACATGCGGGCGCGCTTTCCGGGTCGGCCCATCATCATTTGCCGCGACGACGACTGGAAGACTACCCGGCCGGGCGGTGAGCCTTGGAACCCTGGCGAGGAGAAAGCGAATAACGCAGCGGTAGTAGTGGGCGGCCAGGTGGTCGCCCCTGTCTTTTACGTTGAGCGTGATGTGAAGTGGACCGACTTCAACGATCTGCATTGCGCCGAAGGCTTGGAGGCGGTGCGACGGCAGGTGATGGCGGTGATCAAGCCCCCGGCAACTGGCGGCTGGAAGGACATGCTGGCCAGGAGCGAGAGCGGCGCACTGATTGCCCACATGCAAAACGTCGAGCTGATCCTCAGCAACGACGAGCGCTGGGCAGGGGTGATTGGTTACAGCTCCTTCAGCTCCAAGCTCATGAAGCTTCGGGCAGCGCCTTATGGTGGCGATCCGGGGGAGTGGAGCGACATCGATGACACCCGAGTGATGAAGTGGCTGGCCCAGCAGTACAACCTGCGCGTGAAGGCAACACATGTCGTCGAAGCGGTCAGTGTCGTCGCTCATGACAATGCTTTCCACCCTGTGCGCGAGTACCTGGCAAAGCTTGAGTGGGATCGTGTCCCACGATTGGAGGTATGGCTGCACAAGGTATTGGGCGTCCCAATGAATGACTACAGCGCCAAGGTGGGCAAGCGCTGGATGATCTCCGCCGTAGCCCGCGTTATGCGGCCCGGCTGCAAGGCTGACACGGTCATGATCCTTGAGGGTGCTCAGGGCGCTGGCAAGTCGACCGCTATGAGTGTGCTGGGCGGTGAATGGTTCATGGATACGCCGTTCACCCTCGGAGACAAGGATGCGTTTCAGGCGATCCGGGGTAAGTGGATCGTGGAGCTGGGTGAGTTGGACAGCTTCAACAAGGCTGAAAGCACCAAGGCAAAGCAGTTTTTCTCGGCCTCTACCGACACCTATCGCGAAAGCTACGGGCGAAGAACGAGCGATGTGCCACGCCAGTGTGTTTTCGTAGGCACCACCAACCAGGACGAATACCTCAAGGACGCCACTGGTAACCGCCGGTACTGGCCGGTGTCGTGCTCCAAGGTTGACCTCGAGGCGCTTCGCAAAGCCCGCGACCAGCTGTGGGCCGAGGCTATGTTCTGCTACCTGGCCGGCGATATCTGGTGGACCACCCGCGATGAGGAGGAGCTGTTCACCAAAGAGCAGGAGGAGCGCTTCGTGGTTGATGAATGGGAGGGACCGATCCTGAAGTGGCTGGAGGAGTCACAGATCGGCGAAACCGTCACCGGGAGTGAGCTGCTCAAAGATGCCTTGAATCTGGACATCGGCCACTGGAGCAAGCCAGAGCAGATGCGGGTCGGGGCCATCATGCATCGGCTGGGCTGGCGGCGCCGCCGAATGCCGGCATTGGCCAAAAGCGGAATTCGCCCATGGGCATACCAGAAGCCGACTGGCTGGGGCTCACCCAGCCCACTGGAGCAAGCGGTCACGGTCAAGGAGAGCTGCTTTTGATCAAGCATATCGATGACATGCTCAAACTATGGGCTCAAGAACTTCACACGCCGGATGTCTGCAGCGGCTCAGGTGGTGGTAGCATGCTGGCCTTGTTGATAGAGTGCCGCGGCGAGTTGATCCGAGGGACACGGGGTAGTCGGGTGCTGTTGGACGAATCCGCTGACATCGAGCTGATCGTGAACAAGCATCTCGCACCGGAGCTCTATGTCATAGTCAGGGAGCACTACTGCAATCAAGAGAGCCTTCTCAGTCAGAAGATCACCTTCTGCCGGTGTAGCAGGAAAACCTACTATGATCGCTTGCACCAGGCCCACCAGGCTATCGAGTCCATGTTGATGGGGAAGAAGGCGGCATGATGGGCATCCATTTGGCCCACCGCCCCGCCTTAGCCCAGCCTTGGCCCGCCCGAGTTTTGTCGCTCAAGCCCGCGCAATTCAAGGGCTGTCCCACTGTCCCGCCGCCATCCCATCAGGCGCACACGTAGGGCGTAGGCGTGACGTTACGCGCGCATTGCGCAGCGTGTTTTAAATCTCTCTCTATACACGAGAAAATAGATGTAAAGGTGGGACAGCAGGACAACCCTCGTTAATTTGGGGGCTGCATTGGTCCCACTTTCGCCGCCTCCTTTGAGACCTTTGGGACAGCGCAAAAGCGAAGGCAATCCGGGTAGGTGTATTCACCCGACATTTGCCAGACGTTACCCAGACGTAGCCCCCTTATTGGCCGGTGGCATTAAAACCCGCTTGCTGCCAGTAAACTGGGCCTGTAAAAAGTACCCATCTTCGAGACGTGCGGGCGCATAGAGCAGCCCGCCACACACAGCAAACCCGGCCATCGCGCCGGGTTTTTTGCATTTGGGGGCGGGATGACGAACGAACAACAAGCGCTGGCTGAGATGCCAATCTGGATGGTGATCATCCTCTCCCTGGTCGGCGGGGTATCCGGCGAGATGTGGCGGGCAGACCGGGCCGGTGCGAGCGGGTGGAGTCTGCTGCGCCGTATCGTGCTGCGGTCAGGGGCATGCGTTGTCTGCGGCATGGCAACGATCATGCTGCTCTACTCGATGGGCGCTTCGATTTGGGCGGCTGCCGCGATTGGTTGTTTGACTGCAACCGCCGGGGCTGACGTTGCCATCGGGTTGTACGAACGCTGGGCCGCCAAGCGGCTGGGCGTCTGCGAAATGCCGCCCCCGCCGGGCGGCCCAGCCCAGTGAACCGGTCGGCCTCCTCCAAAGTGCCGGGGACCCTGGGGTTCTGGACGGGGCACGGGAGGGGAAACCCGCGCTTCTGCGTTAGCGGCTGGTTCACCAGCTTAGTGAACTGCGGTGAACTGGTTAACCCCCTGAAATCATTGGGTAAACTGGAAAAATAGACATGCTTTACCTGACTAAGTCGGAGTTCGCCGCTCGCAACGGGTGGTCTAAATCTTATGTTTCCAAGCTGACTAAACAGGACCGCCTTGTACTGACCGCCGACGGTAAGGTGGATGTGAAAGCCACAGAGGACCTGCTAGCTGAATCGGCTGATCCGAGCAAAGCGGCCGTCGCGGCCCGGCACGAGGAGAACCGAATTGATCGGGATGTTCGTAGCCAGCTCCAACTGGCGGCCGACACACCTGCGGTGCAGCAACCGGATCTGGCTCCGGGCAGTGGTTTCAACTTTCAGCGATCCAAAGCCCATCGCGAGTTCTACCTGGCTCAGTTAGCCGAGTCTGAATTTCACAAGACTCAAGGCAACCTGGTAGAGCGCAAGCCCGTAGAGGACGCTGCCTACGCTGCAGGCCGGATGGTCAGAGATCTGATGTTTGGTCTCGCCCCCCAGCTCGCCGCCGAGTTGGCCGCGATGACCGATCCTTGGCAGATAGAAAAACATCTCACTGGCGCCTTCCGGCGTGTCTTCGAAGACGCGATCCGATTGAACGGTGCCGACCTTGAGCAAGCCATGACACAGAGCTGAGCCTATGCCCACCGGATACGCAGACGGTGCGAAGGTTTACCGCGCTGGGTATTGCCGTGGGCTACAGCCCGACCCAGAGTTGTGGGTAGATGAGTGGGCTGACGAGTACATGCGGATCCCGCGTGATACCGGTGCAGCCGAGCCAGGTCAATACCGCACCGCGCGGACTCCTTACGCCCGCGAACCCATGCGCTGCCTGTCGCCCGCCCATCCGTGCAAACGGGTGGTGACGATGGTTGCATCGCAGCTGATGAAAACGCAGATCGCGCTCAACTGGATCGGCGCGCTGATCCACATGTCGCCATCCAACATCCTGACCTTGCTGCCGAGTCTCACCCTGGCCAAGCGCGTTTCTGGTCGGATGGGCAAGACCATTGCTGCGACCCCTGTGCTGCGAGAACGTGTCGCCACCTCCCGCTCGCGCGATGCGCGCAACACCATGGATACCAAGGAGTTCGAGGGCGGTACGCTCTACGCGACCACGGCTGGCTCGGCCTCCAACCTGGCAGAGCTGTCTGCGCGCTACGTCTACGGCGACGAGATCGATCGATGGGATGTCGACGTGGACGAGGAGGGCGACCCAATCGAGCTGGCGGAAACCCGTGGCAGTACCTTCGGCCGCAACGCCAAGTTTTACTTCTCCAGTTCGCCAACCATCAAGGGCGCGTCACGGATTGACGACCTGTTCCAGGCCAGCGATCAGCGACACTTCTACGTCCCGTGTCCGTCCTGCGGGCACATGCAAACGCTGGAGTGGGAACGCCTGCTCTACTCGGCGGACTTCGCTACGGTTCACTACCAGTGCGCCGGCCTCGAATGTGACGTGCTGATCGAAGAGCACCATAAGGGTGAAATGCTGGCCAAGGGTGAGTGGCGTGGTCACGCCCAAGGCGACGGCGAAACGGTAGGCTTCCACCTCAACGCGCTGTATGCGCCGTTGGGCTGGACCTCCTGGTCAGCGCTGGCCAAGCAGTTTCAGAAAGCCAAGCGGGCCCAGGATCGGGGTGATCTTGAACCCATGCAGGTGTTCTACAACACCCGTTTGGCCAAGGTCTGGGACAGTGCGGTCGAGCAGACCAAGGCCGACGTATTGCAAGCCCGCGCGCTCCAGGAGAACTACGTCCTCGGTTCGTTGACGCTTGGTGTGCTGGGGCTGACTGCCGCTGTCGATGTGCAGGCCAACCGCCTTGAGTTGATGGTGATCGGTTGGGGCGTTGGTATGGAACGGTGGGTGGTAGACCACCAGGTCATCCCCGGCGATCCAGCCGACGACCGTACCTGGGCTTTGCTCGATGAGCGGCTCAAGGTGCGGTACCGCCATCCCTGCGGCGTTGCCCTCGGCATTCTGGCAACGGGCATCGACTCCGGTGGTCACCACACCCATGAGGTCTACCAGTTCTGCCGAGTGCGACGTTGGCGCAACATCTTCGCCATCAAGGGCGCGAGCAAACCGGGGCGACCGGTCATTGCTCAGCGGCCCTCGCTGGTGGATGTGACCTGGAAAGGTCAAACCGAACGCCACGGCGCCGAGCTGTGGATGATCGGGACCGACACCGCCAAGGATTGGATTTACAACCGCTACAGCTTCGAGACCGGACCAGGTGCGCTGCACTTTGCCAAGGACTTGCCTGATGACTTCTTCCAGCAGTGCGTCGCCGAGCGCAAGGTTGCTCGCTACGTCAAAGGCTACAAGCGGATTGAGTGGGTAAAGGGCAAGGCAGACCGAAACGAAGCGCTTGACCTCATGGTGTACAACCTCGCCATGGCCTATTACCTCAACTTGCACCGCTACGGCGAGCACGACTGGGACAAGCTTCGGCAGGCCTTGGCTCAGGCTGGTTTGTTCGATGAACCGGTTGCTGTGCAGCCGCCAGTCACAGAGGCTGATGATCAAGACGAGGACGATGATCCATCCGACTTGGCTACCCCTCGCGACACCACGCCGCCGCCAGCCCGGCCTGCATCGCCGCCTCCACCCCCGCCGCCGCGACCGGCACCTAAACCAATGCAACGCCGCAGCTCGAGCAGCGGCTATCTGAAGAGACGCTGACATGGCATACACACAAGCACACCTCGACGCTGTCGAGCGTGCGATTGCGCGCGGCGAAAAGGTCGTTCGATACAGCGACCGCACGGTTGAGTATCGCTCGGTCGACGAGCTGGTCAGGGCACGTGGCCTGATCCGCACCGAACTTGCCAAAGCTGCGGGGCCGCGTTCCCGCGTTGTCCGGCTTTACCACGGAGGTAAGGGCTTGTGAGCGGCCGTTACATTTCCCTTACCCGTTCCGGGGTACTGGTTCCCGAACGGATCAAGGCCAGCTACGAAGGCGCTGCCGAGGGGCGGCGGTCATCAAACTGGGATGCGCCCGATACTGGGCCTAACAGTCTGATCATGCCGGCCCTGCGCAACCTGCGTTCGCGTTCGCGCGCGGCGGTGCGCAATGACCCGTATGCGGCCAACGTCATCGACAAGCGGGTCAGCAACCTCATTGGCACGGGCATCACGCCGCAGCCGAGGCTCACCGACAAGGCGCTGCGCAAAATCATGCAGGTGCTGTGGGAGGATTGGGTAGACGAGTCCGACGCCGATGAGCTGACCGACTTCTACGGCCAGCAGGCGCTGGTGGCGCGAACGGTCGAACAATCGGGCGAGTGCTTCGTGCGCCTGCGTCCTCGGCGTCTCGAGGATGGCCTGGCGGTGCCCCTGCAATTGCAGTGCCTTTCCCCCGAGTTCGTGCCACACGACAAGTTTGAGGTGACCCGATCCGGCAACGTGATCCGTGCCGGCATCGAGTTCAACAGCATCGGGCGGCGCGTGGCTTACTGGTGCTATCGCAACCATCCCAGTGACAAGACCTCGCTCAATGCTGGGTACAACGCTTTGGTGCGTGTGCCAGCCGAGCAGATGCTGCACATCTTCGAGTCACTGGAACCTGGTCAACTGCGGGGCGTTCCCCGGTTGGCGCCGGTACTAAAGCGGTTGCGCAGCCTGGACAGTTACGACGACGCGGTCCTATTTCGTCAGGAAGTGGCCAACCTGTTCGCAGGCTTCATCCGCAAGCCTGCACCGGAAGGCCCGCCGCAGATGGACATGGTGACCGGGGCACCCGTCAGCTACGACCGCGACGGTTTCACGCCGATGGTGGGGCTGGAACCCGGCACGATGCAGGAGTTGCTGCCGGGTGAGCAGGTTGAGTTCTCGGACCCGCCAGATGGCGGCAACAATTACCCCGATTTCATGCGGCAGCAGCTCACCGCTGCAGCTGCGGGTGCGGGGCTGCCTTACGAGCTGATGACCGGCGACATGCGCGGGGTTAACGACCGAGTGATCAGGGTTGTACTCAATGAGTTCCGCCGCCGGCTGGAGCAGCTCCAGTTCTCGGTGTACGTCCACCAGTTGTGTCGCCCAGTGCGGCGTGCCTGGATGGACATGGCTGTTCTGTCTGGCGCCCTCGATCTGGCGGACTACACCCAGCGGCGACGCGAGTACCTGCGCACCCGCTGGGTACCGCAAGGCTGGGCCTACATCCAGCCGGTTCAGGACGTTCAAGCCCGAATGCTTGAGGTCCGGGCGGGCTTCACCTCACGCAGCGAGATGTGTTTGCGAGCGGGCACCGACGCTGAAATCGTTGACGAAGAAAACGCCGCCGACATCGCCCGTGCACACGCGCTAGGTCTCAACTACAGCACCTTGTCGGCAATTGATGACGATGCCGATGAGTCCGAGCAAAAGGAAACCAAATGAAAAAGTTGATGCCGTTTCGCATCTTCAACAAGGCCAAGACCGCTCTGCAGGTGGAGGACGAGAGCTGGTACAAGATCAACGCCACGGCTGAGAGCGAGTCTGAATCGAAGACTATCGAGATCTTCATCTACGGCGAGATTGGCACGTGGGGTATCACGGCCAGCCAGTTCATTCAGGATCTCAAAGCTGCAGACGATGGAGCTTCGCCAGTTGTCGTCGCCTTCAACACCATCGGCGGTGACCTCTTCGACGGCCTCGCTATCCACAACGCACTTAGCCGACTCGGTGAACGATGCACTGCCCGGATCGACGCGCTAGCCGCAAGTGCCGGCAGCGTAGCGGCCTGCGGTGCGCATCGCATTGTCATGGCATCGAATGCGATGTTCATGATTCACAACCCCTGGACCTTTGCGGGTGGCGATGCCGAGGATCTTCGCCGTGTGGCGGACGTGCTCGATCAGACCTTCGAGGCGATCATCGCGGCCTACAAGGCCAAAGCGCCGGACATCGATGATGCTGAGCTGCGGCGCATGGTCAACGACGAGACCTGGCTCACGGCTCAGGAATCACTTGCCCTGGGACTGGCTGATGAGATCGGCAACGGCGTCAAGGTTCAAGCCTGCCTAGGGCAGGGGGCTGCCATGGCGCGGTATCGCCAGACGCCGCAGGCGCTGCTGGATCAGCTCACAGCCAGCCAGGCCGACCCTTTGGTTCAAGAAGATCCGTCGGCAGTTGGTGATCCGCCTTCGCCGACCGAGGCCGATTCAACTGCATTGGCCCTGATGATCACCCAGGCCTGCGCCACGGCCGGTATCAGTAACCTGGTCGCGCCGCTGATTGCGTCCACCAAGCTGGCTGACGAAGCGACCGTGCAGGCTGCGTTGATCCGTGCCAAGTCGGTGCGGGACCTGTGTGTCGCTGCTCGCCTTCCAGAAATGACGGCTGAGTTCGTGCAGGCCGGGCTGGACCCCGGTGCAGTGCGTGCGCGGTTGTTCGACAAGCTGGTTAGCGCTGGCAAGGGCTTCGAGATCGACAACAGCCTGCCGCCTGCTGACGACGAGATTGAACCGGTCCAGCCCAAGATCCCCACACCCACAAGTACCTACGCCGCTCGGCGGCAGGCGACTCGACAACACTCTGGCAAAGGAGCCTGAACATGAGCAAGACCTATGTAGAACCGGTGCATGCCGGTGAATTTCTCCTGTCCGAGGGAGCCGGCAAGATCTCGCGCGAGGCCATCGCATTGGCGGCTGGTGTGGCACTGCCGGCTGGGCAGGTCCTCGGCCAGATCACCGCGAGTGGGCTGCTGACGGCCTACGATCCGAAGGCCGAGGATGGCAGCGAGGCCGCCAAGTGCATCTTGTTCGCGGGCGTTCCTGCCTCCGATGAGGAGCGCCGAGGCCGCGCCGTTGTGCGCTTGGCTGAGGTTACCGAGTCGCTGCTCACCGGGCTGGATCTGGATGCCGAGAAGGCGCTGGCCAGCCACTTCATCATCGTTCGCTGAGGCGAGCAGAACCCAACCAAACCCCGCCGCTGTGCGGGGTTTTGCATTACTGGAGGGCCTTCATGGCTGCCATCGAGATTTTTGAAGAAAACGCCTTTACCGTACCCGCGCTGACCGCCGCGATCAACGAGCAGCCTTTTGTGCCAGGCCGACTGGCTGAGCTGGGGCTGTTTGAAGAAGAGGGCGTCAACACCGTAACCGTCCAGGTTGAAAAAGACGGCGACACCCCGGCGCTGGTCCCTGCAGGTGAGCGCGGTACGACTGGCCACATCGTCAATGGCAGCAAGCGGATTCTGCTGCCGTTCAACACGGTGCATCTGCCCGAGACGTTCACCATTCGTGCTGATGAGATTCAAGGCATCCGCGCGTTCGGCTCACAAACCGAGCTGCAGGCGGTGCAGGACGTTGTAAACAAGCGTTTGGCCAAAGCCCGACGGCAGCTCGACGCGACGCACGAGTTTCACCGCATGGGAGCTTTGAGCGGTCATGTGCTTGATGCTGACGGCACGACCATCCTGTTGAACATCTTTGAACGGTTCGGCCTGCAGCCCGTGGTGGTGCAGATGGAGCTGGCGAACGCTGAAACAAAGGTTCGCGTGAAATGCGTCGAGGCGCTGGACGCGCAGGAAGAAGCACTCGGGGCCACCACCACCAGCGGGGCACGTGCGTTCTGCGGCAAGAACTTCTGGCGCGCACTGATTGATCACCGCAGCGTCGCCAAGACATATGAGGGAAGCCAGTACGCCTCGGCGCTGCGTGCAGACGGCAGAGAGGCATTCGAATTCGGCGGGATCTTGTGGGAGCGCTATCGCGGCAAGGTCAACGGCACCTCTTTCATCCCGGACGATGAAGCCCGTTTGGTGCCCGAAGGTGTGCCTGGCCTCTGCATCTCGCGGTTCGCGCCGGCAGATTACATGGACACCGTGAACACCGAAGGCCTGCCGTACTACGGCCAGGTTGAAGTCCTGCCCTTCAAGAAAGGCGTTGCGGGCGAAGCCCAGTCCAACCCCTTGCACATGGTCACGCGCCCCCGCGCAATCATCCACCTGAAGCTCTGACCGTGAGCTTCCGCGAGCTGCTTGCTGATGTGGACGACACGGTTTTCGAGGTGCTCGGCGATCCGGCGCAGATCGAGGGGCGCGACGTGATTGGCATGTTCTCGGCGCCCTGGCTGCAGCCCAAGCTCGGCCAGATCCGCACCGCCCTGCGTGAGCCGCACCTGGTCATCCGCGTCGCAGACAACGCGGGTGTCGAGGTCAAGCAGAAGGTGGTCATCGATATGCCGGCTGAGGATGGCGGCGGGAACTACACCATTACCAACATCGAGCCTGGCGGTGACGGCCTGGTCACCCTCGTGCTGAGGAAATCGCCATGAGCGTAGGTAGCTATCACAAGCAGTCGGCCAGTTCCGGGCTGATCACGTTGCAGCCCAGCGCGGTAGACATCAAGCGTTTCGTTGACTTCGCCCAGCTCGTTCCGAAGGCGATGGCTGCAGCCCAGCGCAGGGCGATCAACAAAACGCTGCGCTGGCTTCGCACCCATATGTCTCGGGACGTAGGTCGTCAGGAACGGATCGCCATCGCAGCGGTAAGGCAGCGGCTTAAAGCGTTCCCGGTTGCCAGCAACGGGCAGGGCAGGTTGTGGTTCGGCATTAACCCTATTGAGGCCAGTCGGGCTGGTCGCGCACGGCAGGGGCGCTCTGGGGTAACGGTAGCCGGCCGTCGCTACCAGGGCGCTTTTTTTAAGCGCGTTTATGGTGGCAAGGCTGATATCTGGATTCGCGCAGCCAGCAAGCATTTTGACGCGAGCGATTACCCCGATAGCGAGGTGTCGGGTGCGGCTGGTGTACGGTCCGGTTGGGTCTCGGAAAACGGCAGCCGCTTCCCGTTAGCCAAGGCCAAGATCACCCTGGACAACGTCCGCCCTCACTTCGAGACCTGGACCAATCGCGCTCACCAGCGCCTGCTGGAAGTAATGGAGCAGGAGCTGAACTACGAGCTGCACAAATACTTGGGGAGGACAGGCAATGGATGAGGAGCCTATACCGCTCAGCCGGATCTACGCCGCCATCGAGCAGCACATCAGCGAGGCGATTCCGGGTCTCGCATATGTGGGAACAATGCCGGCCGGGATTCAGGTGGTCACGCCGCCTGCTGTGATCCTTGAGCTGGCGGGGTTAGACGATGCCGACAAGGATCCGGGCACGGGGGAAACAGCGGTTGATGCTCGCTTTGAGGCGCGTGTGATCGTCGGGGCCGAGGAAGATAACTGTCTGCACGTTGCCGCGTTCGTCGCGGCGCAGTTGGCCGTGCTCCTGCGGATCCAGACATGGGGGCTGGCGGTTGAACCCTCACAGTTCATCCGCGCAGAACGAGACTGGACGCGCCCCGAACTGGATGCCTACGCCGTGTGGGTGGTCGAATGGACTCAGATCATTTACCTCGGCGAGGAGGAATGGCCTTGGCCAATCCAGCCGCCCGGCAGTCTGGTATTGGCGGTCGGGCCTGATGCTGAACGTGTCGTGCCCGAGGATCTGACATGAGTTACGCAAGCGCGCAGCATGATCGTATGCTGGCCTGCGTGGTGATGGCGTGCCGTGTTGTAGAGGTGGACCTGGCAGCTGCCCGGGTGCGGGTATCGGACGGCGCCGGCTGGACTAGCGCCTGGTTGCGCTGGCATAGCCAGGCCGCTGGCAAGGCGCGCCACTGGCGGGCGCCAAGCCTGAACGAGCAGGGTACGCTGGTCAGTCCCAGCGGTGACCCCGCGCAAGGCACGTTCATACCGGGCCTGTACGGCGTCGCTGGCAACCAGCCAGACAACCGCGATCATGTGGAGGTCTGGCGGTTCGATGACGGCGGGTCGCTGGTCTATGACTGGCAGGCCAACAGCTACACCATCACGCTGCCCACGGGCACTGTCGAGGTCAAGGTGGGTGGTACGTCGGCCACGTTGACCGACGATGCAATCACGGCCAAGACGGTCACGTTGACCGCCGAGGCGACAAGCATCACGGCCAAGGCACCGAACATCACCCTTGAGGGTAGCGTCAAGATTGTCGGTTCGTTATCCGTAACGGGCGACATCAACGGTGGCGGCAAGATCATCGACACCGGCGGTAACACGCCCAACCACAAACACTGACAGCCCGCCATTTGGGCGGGCTTTTTCGTACCTGGGGAAATCATGGCTATCAAGAAAGAACCCGCTGCGCCTGGTGCGCCGGCGACGGTCATCTATTGCGACAAGGTTCACGCCTCGCGCTCGCTATTCATGGCCAGCGGCCGGGAGCTGAAAGTGGTCCGCGCGCGGATCGAGGTTGAAGGTTCCGACGCCGAGGCGCAGGCCTATCTGGACGCCCGCAAGGATTTCCAGCGCCTGGAGGCGTAACCCCATGCTCGGAATGGATCGCCGCACAGGGTTGCCGTTGTCCGGCCTGGATCATCTGCGGCAGTCCATTGAAGACATTTTGACGACGCCGATCGGCAGCCGCCGGATGCGGCCGGGGTACGGCAGCCGCCTACGCCGTTACGTCGACCTGCCGGTTAACGATGGCTGGAAAAGCGCGGTGCAAGCCGAGGTAGCTCGCGCCCTAGGACGTTGGGAGCCGCGCTTTCGTTTGGAGCGTGTGCGGGTGACAGCCGTAGTCGACGGACAAATCACAATGCAGTTGACCGGGGCTTACCTGGGCGACAGCTCAGTCATTGAGGTAAGCGCATGACAATCGACTTGGCGGCGCTGCCGGCGCCGCAGGTGCTGGAGAGTCTGGACTTTGAAGCCATGTACGAGGCCGCGCTGGCGGTTTTCAGGGAGTACCTGGGCGACAACTGGTCGGCGCCGCTGGAGAGTGATCCAGTGGTCAAGATTCTGGAGTTGGTCGCGTACTGGCGGGTGCAGGACCGGGCGCGGGTCAACGACGCCGCCAAGGCGCTGTTACTGGCCTACGCGAAAGGCTCGGACCTGGATCATCTGGCGGCCAACGTTGAGCTGCAGCGACTGGTGGTGCAGGCCGAGGATTTGACCGCGGTGCCACCGGTACCCGAGGTGCTGGAAGAAGACGACGCCCTGCGCGAGCGTGTGCAACTGGTCTATGAGGGGCTGACCACGGCCGGCCCCCGAAACAGCTACATCATGCACGCCCGTAACGCGTCGGGCCTGGTGGCCGATGCCACCGCCGAAAGCCCGTCGCCGGCAGTGGTCGATGTAACGGTGTTGAGCCTGGACGGTGACGGCACTGCCGACGCTGGGCTGCTGGCCACGGTCGCCGCACACATCAATGATGATGACGTGCGCCCGGTCGCGGATCGGGTCAACGTGCGTAGCGCGCAGATCCTGCGTTACCAGATCAATGCCGTGGTGTATCTGGCCGGCAATGGGCCAGAAGGTGAGGCGGTGCTGGCTGAGGCTAAAGCCCGGCTAGAGGCGTGGAAGAACCCGCGCCGGCGCCTCGGCGTGGAAGTATCCCGGTCGGCCATTGACGCCCAGTTGCACGTTGCCGGCGTCAAGCGCGTGGAAATCGACAACTGGTCTGATATCCGACCGACCAAGGCCCAAGCGGCCTGGTGTAGTGCCGTTACCGTAACGCGGGGCGCGCTGCCATGACGGCGCTGCTGCCCAATAACAGCACGCCACTGGAGCGGGCCATCGGCGCGGCCGCGCTCGACCGTACCAGAATCACGCTGCGCACCCTGTACAACCCCGACACCTGCCCGGCGCACCTGCTGTACCAGCTCGCTTGGGCGTGGTCGGTGGACCGCTGGGATGACACGTGGTCGGAGGCGGTAAAGCGCTCGGTGATCCGCTCGGCGTACTTCGTTCACTCCCGCAAGGGCACCATCGGCGCGCTGCGCCGGGTGGTGGAGCCGTTCGGCTACCTGATCGAGGTCGTGGAGTGGTGGAACATGGTTCCCGAGGGCGTGCCGGGCACGTTCGCCTTAAAGGTCGGCGTTTCAGACGAGGGCATTGACGAAGGCACGTATACCGAGCTGACGGCCCTGCTCGATGACGCCCGGCCAGTTTCCCGTCACATGACGGGGCTTGCGATCAGCCTGGAGACAAAGGGCCGGTTCTATGTGGGCTGCTCGATGACCGAGGGCGACGTGCTCGACGTTTACCCGCCTACCCAGCGAGATATCGAGGTCGTCGGCCGTATCGGTCGCGGCGGCCGTGAACACACCATCGACACAATGGATATTGCACATGGTTGACCAGAACTCACAGTTCTACGCGATCCTCACAAACGTGGGCGCGGCAAAGCTGGCCAACGCGAGCGCGTTGGGGCTTGTACTCAAGATCACTCAAATGGGCATCGGCGACGCCAACGGCACCGACCCGATTCCGAGTGCCATGCAGCGCTCGCTGCTCAACGAATGGCGCCGTGCGCCGCTGAATCAGTTGAAGGTGGACGATAAAGATCCGTCGATCATCGTCGCCGAGCAGGTGATCCCCGCTGAGGTCGGCGGCAAGTGGATTCGAGAAATAGGCCTGTACGACGCGGACGGCGACTTGATCGCGGTGGCCAACTGCGCGCCGACCTATAAGCCGCTGCTGAACCAAGGGTCGGGCCGGACGCAGATCGTGCGCATGAGCCTGGTTGTAAGCAGCTCAAGCAACGTCGAACTCAAGATTGACCCCAGCGTTGTACTGGCAACCCGCGAATGGGTGACAGAGGAACTGGCGCGGCAGGACTTCAAGCATTCGGTGGTGGTGGCCACCACGGCAAACATCGTTTTGAGCGGGCTGCAGACGGTCGACGGAATAGCGCTGTTGGCCGGCAACCGCGCGTTGGTCAAGAATCAAACGGTGCCAAAGGACAACGGCCTGTATGTCGTGGCTGCCGGCGCCTGGATTCGATCTGCAGACGCGGACACCAGCGCCAAGGTGACGCCGGGGTTGTTGGTGCATGTGGAAAAGGGCACGGCCAATAGCGACAGCATCTGGCAGTTGGTCACTGACGCGCTGATCAGTCTGGGCGTGTCCGGCTTGAGCTTCGAGATGGTGTTTGGTCGCACGGGCGTGGCTGCAGGCACTTACCGCAGTGTGACGGTCGACAAGAACGGTCGTGTCACGGCGGCCACCAGCCCGACCACGGTCGCCGGCTACGGGCTGACGGACGTGTACACCAAAACCGAGGTCAATACCGCGCTCGCGGCCAAAGCGCCGCTGGACAGTCCCGACTTCACCGGGACGCCATTGGTCCCAACGCCGCCGGCCAGTGACGACAGCAAGCGAGCGTCCAACACGGCTTTTGTGGCGGCCGCTATCAGGGTTGCAATCTCCAACCTGGTCGCATCGTCGCCCGCTGCGCTGGACACGCTCAACGAGCTGGCCGCAGCGCTGGGTAACGACCCAAATTTCGCGGCCACCGTCACGAATGCGTTGGGCCTCAAGGCGCCGTTGGCCAGCCCGTTCTTTACCGGTAATCCAAGAGTGCCCACTGTTGAGGTGGACTCAAGAGATTACAGCGCAGTGAACACGTTCTGGGCGCGCAGGCTGCTGGCTCAATATGGGCTTGGCCATAACAACGGCGGCGTAATTCCTGCGACTCAAGAGGAGTTGGGAACGCTGCTGTCGGGCAACTACTACTACCCGTCAACTATCTCGCCATACGGCAGTGGCGCGTTCACACAGCGCATGGTGTACGCCTCCAATCGCGGCTTCGAGATCAGCAACTACCCGTATCAAAAGCGGATCTTTGGGCGAGCCAGCAACAACGATGGTACCTGGCAGGCCCCCTTTGAACTGGCGAATCTGGACAGTCCGTCTTTCACGGGTAACCCAACTGGGCCGACTGCAGCGAAGGGTGCCAACACACAGCAGTTGGCCAACACTGCATTCGTCCAGACGGCGGTTGGCACCAAGGCTGAAAAAGGGACCACGCTGGCCGACTACGGCATTACTGATGCGATCCCGAACATCAACCCTCTGCCGGGTGGCAGCTACGACTTGCACGCCGATAACTACGCCTTTATCAGTTCTCCGAATGAGTCGAGCGTCGCCCAAAACGCATACTGGAATGGCACACAGTGGGTAAAACACAGCTCCAACAAAGCCGCCATTGTTATTGGTGGTGCGGATGGGGCGGCGTTTGTCCGCAAATGGGCAGCGGGGGTCGCGCCGGGGGCAGCGCCGAGCTTCGGGGCGAACATCGCAGAGATCATTGATGCGGGCATGCAGGCCACACCAGCAGATCTGGACGAAGGCGTTTCAAACAAAAAGTGGGTCAGCGTTGGCGGCCTGGCTTACTACTTTGGCCGCAAGTTAAAGGCCGCTGGCGAAACCGTTGCAGGGATCGCGCGCTTTGCAACGCTTAACGAGGTGGTAGCGGGTACAGCTGGTTACCTCGCAGTGTGTCCATCTTACTTAATGTCAGGATTTGGTTACCGCTTTGACTCTAACGGATACATCAAGCTGCCAGCTTGGCTAGGCGGGTTGATGATTCAGTGGTCGGCTAGTGACGAGTCTTCAAGCGAGACGGACTATCGGTACTTCCCGGTGCCGTTCACTTCCACAGTGTATGGGGCGTGGGTGCAATTGCACTCCGGCACCATGCAGAGTTATGCCGGGAATTACGGGACCGTCCTCGGTGTTACGGATGTAAGCCGCTACATATGGACCGCTTCCGGCACTTGGGGTGGTGGTGGCAAGGGTTGGGTTTTCGCGCTGGGGCGCTAGGAGTAAGTATGCAATTTAGCCTTTCAACCGGCTTGTTCTACGACGGTCGCATTCACAAAGATGTTCCCGGCGATGCCGTCGACGTGACAGGTGACCAGTTCCAAGAGCTGTCTACTGGGCGTAACGCTGGCAAGCAGATCGTTTTTCAAGCTGGTCACTTGGTCCTTGTCGACCCTGCGCCTTTTGTACTGACGCGAGAGGAAGAGGCAGCACGTGAGCGCGTTTGGCGCGATCAGGAAGTCTCGCGGACAGCGTGGCTGCGCGAGCGTCACCGTGACGAGCAGGATCTGCAGCGCGAAACCACGCTGTCGGCTGAGCAGTTCGGCGAGCTGCTTAGCTATCTGCAGGATCTGCGCGACTGGCCCCAGTCAGATCAATTCCCCGTGATCGAGCACAGGCCGGTCGTGCCTCACTGGGTCGCTGACCAATCCCGATAACGCCCCGCACTGACGGGGCGTTTTCTTTTCAGCTGTAACCCTTACGGCCTCGCTAACGCGGGGCTTTTTCGTATCTGGAGAATCTATGTCTGGTTTCTTTCACGGCGTTACCGTAACGAACGTCGATACCGGCGCGCGCACCATCGCTCTGCCTTCGTCCTCGATCATTGGCTTGGTCGACACCTTCACCCCGGCGCCGACGTTCACTGCGCAGCCCAATGACCTGGTGCTGATCACCAGTGAGCGCGAGGCCATTGCCGCGTTCGGCCCTGACTCGGCGATCACCAAGGCGTGCCGAGCCATCTACACCCGCGCCAAGGCGGTCATTGTCGCGTGCGGTGTGGCCAAGCTTGAGGATGCTGCCGAGCAGACCTCGGCGATCATCGGCGGCGAGCTGCTGGGCGGCAAGCGTACCGGCCTGCAGGCGCTGCTCGATGGTAAAAGCCGGTTCAACGCCCAGCCGCGATTGTTGGTGACGCCCAAGCACAGCGCGACCCAGGCGGTCGGTACCGCGCTGGTGGCCCTTGCCGATAAGCTGCGGGCAATCGCGATCATCGACGGCCCCAATACCACCGACGAGGCTGCCATGGCCTACGCCGGCGAGTTCGGCGCCAAGCGCGCCTACATGGTTGATCCGGGCGTGCAGTATTGGGACACCACCAAGAACGCCACGGTCGACGCGCCTGGCTCGGCCTATGTCGCTGGCCTGTTCGCCTGGACTGACGCGGAGTACGGCTTCTGGGCCTCGCCCTCGAACAAAGAGTTCGTCGGGATCACCGGTACCAGTCGCCCGATTGAATTCCTCGACGGCGACGAAACCTGCCGGGCCAACCTGCTCAATAACGCCAACATCGCGACGATCATCCGCGACGACGGCTACCGCCTGTGGGGCAACCGCACCTTGTCGGCTGATGCGAAATGGGCGTTCGTCACCCGCGTGCGCACGATGGATATCGTCATGGACGCGATCCTGTACGGGCACAAGTGGGCGGTCGACCGCTCGATCACCGCAACCTATGTCAAGGACGTGACCGAAGGCCTGCAGGCGTTCATGCGCGACCTCAAGAACCAAGGCGCGATTATCAACTTCGAGGTCTACGCGGACACCGAGTTGAACACGGCCAGCCAGCTCGAGCAGGGCAAGGTTTATTGGAACATCCGGTTTACCGATGTGCCGCCGGCTGAAAACCCTAATTTCCGCGTCGAAGTCACCAACCAATGGCTGACCGAAGTTCTCGCGACCAACGCTTAAGGAGCGCACCACCATGGCAATGATTCCCGAAACCCTGACCAACATGAATTTGTTCGTCGATGGCATCAGCTTTCAAGGTGATGTGCCCAGCCTGACCCTGCCCAAGCTCACGCTCAAGATGGAAGAGCACCGCCCCGGCGGCATGGACGTGCCTATCGAGATGGATCAAGGCATGGAAAAGCAGGAAGCGAACTTCACCACCACCGGCGTGCGCCGCGAGTCGTTGAAATTCTTTGGCCTGGCCGATGGGACCGGCTTCAACGGCACGTTCCGGGGCGCCTTCAAAGGCCTCAAAGGCAAGATTACCGCCGTTATCGTCACCCTGCGCGGCAGCCTCAAAGAGGTGGACATGGGCGACTGGAAGCCAGGCGATAAAGCCGAGTTCAAGCACGCCGTGGCCCTGACCTATTACAAGCTGGAAGTCGACGGCCGGGTCATCTACGAAATCGACGCCCTGGGCATGAAGCGCGTCATCAACGGCGTCGACCAGCTCGCCGCACAGCGCCAAGCCCTCGGCCTGTAACCCTCTCTCTTTTCTGATCAAGGATATTTACCCATGGCACAAGTCATCAAAAACCCATCTTGGCTGACCGTTACCGCCGAGGCCGTCACCGTTCGGCTGACAAAGCCGACCTCAGCCAACGGCGTCGATGTCGACAAGCTGCAGCTGCGAGCGCCCACTGTCCGCGATGTTCGGGCGGCACAGGCCGGTGGCAATGACGAGGAACAGCGCGAGCTGAACCTTTTCGCGACCCTTGCCGAAGTCGGCGTGAAGGATCTGGAAGGTATGAGCTTGAAGGATTACACCCGCCTGCAGGCTGGATACTTTCGCCTGGTGCAGGACGACGAGCTTTAACCCATCCGTGCAAAAGCAGCTGGCCAAGCGGCTGGCTGTCGAGCTGGGTTTCTCGGCCGCTGAGATAGCGGCCATGCGCTGGGAGGACTTGATTTGGTGGCTCACGGATTGAGCCGTTAGGGGGTAGCGTATGGCAAGCAAGCTGGCGTTATCGCTGGTGATCGGGGGCGTCGTCGCATCGTCGGTCGGCGCCGCGTTCGGCTCGGTAGAGAGCCGCATCAAAAAGCTCGAGGACAAGGGCAACAAGGCCAAGGTGCTGAAAAGCACCATTGGCGAAACCATCAAGTTGCGCGATGAATGGAAGAAAGCGCACGACTCTGGCGCCGCCGGCGCCGACAAGCTGCTGGCCAAGTTCGAGAGCAACCTGACCGCCTTGCGCAAGCAGGGGATCGAGGTCGGGCGCCTCGGTCAGGAATATAACCGGCTCGCCCGCCAAGCCAAGGCAGCAGATCTGCAGCTCAAAGGTCACTCGCAGATTGATGGCGGAGTTAAGGGCATCAAAAGTTCGGCCGGCCAGGCACTGGCCCTGTCGGCTTCGCTGGCGGTGCCCACCAAGATATCGGGCGACTACCAAGCCAAGATCCGGCAAATGGCGCTGTGGGCGCATATCGCCGGCGAGAATGGCGAGCAGGCGATGGCCGACAAGATCGCCAAAGTGGCGGCTGATGTCGGCATGGGTCAGCAGGCGCTGGCGGCCGCTGTGGGCGGCCTGATCGAAAAGGGCATCGACTGGGAAGAGTCCGTTGACTATGCCCCGTTGATCGCCGATTTGATCGACGGGCAGGGCATGGAAGGCGAGACGATCGCCACCCTGTTCAGTGCGTTCAAAGAGGCCGGCGTCAAGAAGGAAGACATGGGCGCCATGCTTGGCCAGGTGGCCGCTGCAGGTGACATTGGCGCATTCGGGCCGAAGGAAATGGCCCGCTACATGCCAAGCTTGCTGGGCACCATCAAGCAGCTGGGCATGGAAGGCCCCGAGGCGGTTCGGTTCCTCGGTGCCAGTCTGCAGTCGCAGTACAAGCAGACGCAGGACTCGGCAGCCGCTGCGACCAACATGAACAACTTGCTCGCTGCAGTGATCAGCAGCACAAGCCAAGAGCGCTTTGCCAAGCAGGGCATCGACCTGGCCGGTTCTATCGCGGCCGCGACCAAAAGCGGCAAGGCAGACAACCCGGTCGACGCGTTTATCAAGCTGACCGATGTGCTGCTCAAGAAACAGAACCCCGGCAAGTTCAAAGAGGTCGAGGCGCTTAAGAAGAAGATTCGCGAGAGCCAGGACGGCTCGGCGGATGAGGCGCAGGCCATGGCCTCGCTGCTACAGTCGGCCGGCCTGGCTGGCATCGTCAGCGATCAGAGCGCGAGCGCGGGTTTGCTTGCGCAGATCAAGTACGGCAGCACCATCAAAGAAGACATGGCCACCATCAAGGCCACTGACGGCCGGGTCAAAATTGAAGACGATGCGGCTAAGGCTCGCGAGACTTCAAACGCCAAGTGGGCAACGGCAACGGCGTCCATGGAAGCGTCCATGACCCGCCTCGGTGATGCCATCCGGCCGCTGACCGACAAGGTTGCAGACGGCCTCGGCGCAGCAAGCTATGCGCTGGCGGATCTGACGCAAAAAGCACCTGGTGTTGTTGCCGGGATCGTATCCATCGGTGCGGCGCTGATCGTTGCCAAGGGGTTGTTCAGCAGCTTTATGATCATGCGCGGCGTGACCAATCTGGCGCGCGGCTCGGTGATGGGCCGCACCCGTGGCCGTGGTACCGGTGAGATCGGAGCAGCAATGCCCAGGACCGGCAACCGGGTCGTGGATGCCGGCCTTGGGGCACTGGGCAAGGTGTTTGGCCGGGCCGCTGCCAATGATGGCGGCTCGGGCCTCGGCAGTGAGCCGCAGCGCGTGTTCGTCGTCAATGTCGCGGCACTTGGTGGCGGTATTGGTGGCGCCGCTGGTGAGCGCACAGGCAGCCGTCGCAGTCGTCGCCGCGCCCGACGTCGTGCGGCATCGACTGGCGGCGCGTCGAAGGGTGGTCCGCGCCGGCCGGCAGCCAAAGCCCCAAGCGTGCCGGTACCAACTAAGACACTGGCAGCGGGGGCGGGCGAGCTTGCTGGCTTGGGCAAGACTGTCAGCGGCCTTCGCAGCGTGACCAGGCTGGCCAAGAGTCTGCCGGGCGGCAACCTGCTGGATGCAGGCCTGGGCGCGGTTGATACCGCGATGAATGCCACGACTCAAGACGAGAAGGCCGAAGGCTACGGCGGCGCCGCTGGGGGCCTGGCGGGCGCTCTTGCCGGCGGTGCGATGGGTGCGGCGATAGGTTCGGTGGTACCAGTAATCGGGACCGCTATCGGCGGTGCCATTGGTGCGGCCATCGGCAGTATGGGGGGCGAGTCGCTGGGCGGGTTCCTCGGCAAGAAATGGTTCGGCGAGGATGAGGATAAGCCCGAGGAATCGGCGCCGGTCGTCAAGCAAGAAGATCCGCCCGCCGGGCCTGTTTCGCTGGCCGCGCCTTTGCCGCCGCCTGTGCCTATCTCGCTGGCGGCATCTGCAGTGCCGCCGACGCCGGCGATTTCGTATGACCCGCGTGACCCCAACTCAAAAGACCCGTTCCTGGTGCCGGCACTGACGGCCAACCGGGTTCGGTACCCTGGGGCTGCGTTGGCCAAGCCGGCGACGGCGACTGAAACGCCTGCTGCACCTGCAGCGCCGGCGGTTTCGTATGACCCGCTTGATCCGAACTCCAAAGACCCGTTCCTTGTGCCGGCACTGACGGCCAATCGCGTGCGCTTCCCCGGTGGCGGCCTCTCGCCGCCAACGGGCAACGTGGTACGCGATATGGCTGCAGCTGCAGTGCCGGCACCGAGCGCCCCCGAGCTGGCCAAGGCGGCAGCGCCACGGGGTGAAGGGGCGAAGGTCGATCAAGCGTTCACGTTCTCGCCGAACATGCCGCTCACGGTGCAGGGTGATGTGAAAGACCCTGCGCAGTTGGTGCGCGAAATGGAAGGGCCTTTGCGCTCGCTGTGGGAGGCATTCCAGCGCGAGCAGGGCGCCCGCATGGCCTCAACTCAACTATTCGATGCAGCACACCTGTAAGGGGGCGACATGGCCTACATGGAATCAATGGGTTCGGCGCTGTCGTCGCTGGTCGCGGCCGGGGAGGCTGGCCGGACCACCCTCGACGGCATGTTGGGGCCGCTCAACGGGGCGGTCAGTGATATGACGGGGGCGGCCTCGGAGCTTGAGGGGGTTCCCTTTATCGGCCCGGCCATCGGCGCCAAGCTGCAGCGGACCATGCGGGCGATCAATGCCGCCCAGTCCGTTGTCGGTCAGGTGGCGTCGACCTACAGCCGGGCAGTGACTGCAGCCAGCCAGGTGCAGGAGCGAATCGGCGCGATGAAAGAGCAGGCCGCACGGGCGGGGGCGGCGATCAACCGCATCGCCGGCAAGATCAGCCCGTCACTGGGCAACATCGTGCCGACCAGCGCCCTGGGCGTCGAGGCCACCCCGGCGGCCGAGGCGGTGAAGCCGTTCCCGCACCTGCTGATCATGCAGCCGCTCGACCCCAAGCTTGAGCCGTATTACTTCAATCTCGACACGGCGGGCTTTGACGAGCTGCGCCGGCAGACGGGTTTCCGTTGGGCGGGTCAGGAGCGGTTGACGCGGGACATTGCGCAGCAGGCGGTCGGCCAGGGCGATGACAAGCTGACGATCAAGGGCGCGATCTTCCCAGGCTTCAAGGGCGGTATCGGCCAGCTGAACACGCTGCGCACCATTGGCCGGCGTCTGCAGCCGCTCAGCCTGATCACAGGCTATGGCGAGGTGCTGGGCAACTGGTGCTTAACGAACGTGGACGAAGACCAAGGGGCGCTGCTGCCCGGCGGTATCCCGCGCAAACAAGGGTTCTCGCTGGAGTTCGTGAAGTATGGCGATGACATGCAGAACGTCTGACGGGGATCTGCTCGACACCCTCTGTCACAACGTCTACGGCCACCTGCTCGGCACGGTCGAGACGGTGCTGGAGGCCAACCAAGGCTTGGCCGACGAGCTGCAGCCGTACCGCGCGGGGCTGCTGATCCACTTTCCGGATCTGCCGGCACCGCAGGCCGAATCAATCATGCTGTGGGATTGATCCCGCGTTACGCGTAACGAAGCCCCGCCAAGTGCGGGGTTTTGCATTTCTGGAGCACACGCATGAAACCGATGTTTCGTATCGTCGCGGACGGCAAGGACATTACCGCGCTGATCAATGATCGGCTGATGTTGCTGCGCACCACGGACAAGCCCGGCATGGAGTCGGACGAGTTCGAGCTGCGCATTGACGACCGCGACCAGCTGGTGACGCTGCCCAAGCGCGGCGCAAAGGTCGAGGTCCATTTGGGGTACGCCGGCCAAGGCCTGGCGCGTTTGGGCAGTTACACGATCGATGAGGTGGAAGTGACCGGCCCCCCGGACACCATCAGCATTCGCGGAAAGGCCAGCGACATGCGCGGCAGCGGCAAGACTACGCGCAGCGGCAGCTGGGAAGGCGTGCCGCTCGCGCAGATCGTGCGGGACGTAGCCGCGCGTAACGGCTGGACTCCGGTCTGTTCGGTGCAGACCAAGGTGGCGCGCATCGATCAGAACAACGAATCCGATTTCAACTTCATCACCCGGCTGGCCAAGCAGTACGACTGCACGGCCAAGGTAGGCGATGGGAAGTTGTTGGTCATGCCCAGGAACGGCAATCAAAGCGCGAGCGGCAAGGCGCTGTCGGCCGTGACCCTCACCCGCGCGGACGTCAGCCGGTACTCGTTCCGCCTCGGTGATCGAGGCACCCAGCAGGCGGTCAAGACCAAGCACCAAGACCCCAAAACCGGCGTCTTGAAAGTGGTGGAGCTGGGCAACGACGAGTCGCCCGATGGCCTGCCGGCCGTCCACACCGACCGCCATATCTACCCCAACGAGTCGGCCGCCAAGCAGGCCGCCAAAGCCAGGCTGTCGGCATTCAACCGCAGCACCGCCGCCGTGCGGCTGGAAATGGCCGGGCGTACCGACCTGTTCGCAGAACGCCAGATCAACGCCAAGGACTTCAAGCCCGGCCTTGACGGTGAGTACCTGGTGGACAGCGTAGAGCAGGTCTTTACCCAGTCCGGCTGGACTACGACCGTCGAGTGCAACGGCGGCAAGAAGGGCAAAGCGAAGGCCGCCGGCAAGAAGACGAAGAAAGTAAAGCAGCCGCTCAAGATCGAGCAGCTGTAACCCAATCACAACCCTCCCGATCTGCCGCGCCACTGCGCCGGCATGACGTTTGAAACCAACCTGTTCAAGGATGTTTCCTGATGGCGATTACCGAAAAACAACTCCAGCAGATCCTCCCCAACGCCGGCACTAAAGCCGGCGTTTTCGTACCTGGTCTCAATGCGACCATGGGCAAGTACGCGATCATCACGCGGCTACGCGTGGCCGCGTTCATTGCACAGATCGGGCATGAGTCCGGCCAGCTGCGCCACGTGCGCGAACTTGGCAATAATGCCTACTTGGCCAAGTACGACACCGGGCGCCTGGCCCAGCGCCTTGGCAACACGCCCGAGGCGGATGGTGACGGCCAGCTCTATCGCGGTCGCGGTCTGATTCAGGTTACCGGGCGGGCGAACTATGAGGCCTGCAGTGAAGCGCTGTTCGGCGATAGCCGCTTGCTCAACACTCCTGAGCTGCTTGAGCAGCCGGTGTATGCCGCTATGTCGGCGGGCTGGTTCTGGCAGCGCGCAGGGCTCAACACTCTTGCCGATAAAGGCGACATCCTGACCATCACTAAGCGGATCAACGGCGGTACCAACGGCCTGGATGAACGCAAGGCGCTCTACCAGCGTGCGCTCGAGGTGCTGCAGTGAACGCGCTCGGTTGGCGGTTAGCCGGCTTGGCGCTGCTGTTAGGCATCTACGTTGGCGGGCGTGGTGCATGGTTGTGGCAAGGAAACCATTACGAAAAAGCGCTGGCTGAACAGGCCGGCCAATACCACCGCGAGCGTGAAGCCGCTGCACTGGCCGTGATCGACTGGCAGGCCGAAGAGCAGGATCGCCGTCGCGATCTGGAGGGCCGTCTCAAGTCGACGGCCGAAACCCACTGGAAGGAGATGAGCAATGCCCAAAAAACTCAAGCTCGCCTGCGTGACAGGCTTGCTACTGCTGATCTGCGGCTGTCAGTCGTCCTCGCCGCAACAGCCGGCGAGAGTGGTGGCTGTGGGGTGTCAACCGCCCCCGGCGCCCGAGGCGTGGTACATGGAACCGTACGCGCCGACCTTGACCCAGCGCATGCTCAACGAATTATCGCCATCACCGACGAAGGTGATCGAGGACTGATCGCGCTGAAAGCCTGTCAGGCCTACGTGCGCGAAGTGACCAAGTGAAAGGAGCGAGCCGGGAGGATGCGTCAACATCCAACCCGGCCCGCCAAACCCGCAGACCGAACCTGCAAGTCCAGCCAAGGCTCCTGCTCCGTGCACAAAGCGCGGCGAGCCTAACACCTGTTTATCCATACAGTAAAGACTTGCGAGATTATGACCTCCCCAATTATTCCCTGGATGGGTGGCAAACGCCGCCTGGCTGACCGCTTGATCCCTCTCTTTCCACCTCATGAATGCTATGTCGAAGTCTTCGCCGGCGGCGCCGCGTTGTTCTTCATGCGTCCCCAGCCCGCGCCCGTGGAGGTGCTAAACGACCTAAACGGTGACCTGGTCACCCTCTACCGCGTTGTGCAGAACCACCTTGAGGAGTTCGTGCGCCAGTTCAAGTGGGCGCTCAGTTCGCGGCAGATCTTCGAATGGCAGAAGATGACCCGCCCTGAGACGTTGACCGACATCCAGCGCGCGGCCCGATTCTTCTACCTGCAGCAGCATGCGTTTGGTGGCAAGGTCACTGGGCAAACGTTCGGTACCGCGACCACGGGGCCGGCGATTAATCTGCTGCGCATCGAGGAAAACCTGTCTGCCGCGTGGCAACGCCTCGCTCGCACCTACGTTGAGAACCTGTCGTGGCTTGACTGTGCCGAGCGTTATGATCGAGCGCACACGTTCTTTTACATGGATCCGCCTTACTGGCAGACCGCCGGCTATGGCGTGGATTTCCCCTTCGAAGAGTACGAGCGCATGGCCGACTTCATGCGCCGTTGCAAGGGCAGGGTGATGGTCAGCATCAACGACCACCCAGACATCCGACGAGCTTTCGACGGCTTCCACTTTGAGTGTGTCGATATCCGCTACACCACGGCCAACCAACGGCAGGGCAAAGCTGAAGTTACTAGTGAGCTAGTGATCATGAACTGGCAGCCTTCAGGACTGGGCCAGCTATTCTAGCGGCGGTACCGCGATCTCTTCGATCAGCTCTTCGCCCTGGTTGCGAACATTGCCTACCTGCTTGCTCACTGGGTACCACTTGAAATCGGCAGCAGGCCGGCACCCTTTCTGCACGATCTCTGCGGCACGTTCGATGGTGGTGCCCTCATCGATCCACTCGCGTGCAAGCTCAGGTGTCAGGACCAGTGGCTTGCGATCATGGATATCGATCAGCCCCTGATCAGCGGCAGCGGTGATGATGACGAAGCCATCGCGCTCATCAGGCTCTAGGCCTGCGTGGACTTCGGCCAGCGCTGCAAAATACAAAGGTTCGTCGTTTGCGGCCGTGATGTAGAAGGGCTGTTTGCGCTTCGGGTCAGCCGGATCCTTGATCCATTCAAACCACCCGTTTGCAGGCGCCAAGGCCCGGCCTCCTGGCCAGAGCGATTTGAAGAACTTACCCTCCATCACCGTTTCGGCCCGCGCATTGATCGGGTCGGGACGCTTCCCCTTCGCCCAAAAAGGCGCCCACCCCCATTTGACCCGGTCAACGCTAACCCCT